TGTCATGGATTTATGGGGCCGTATCGCGCACCGCTGAGACGGCGGCATTGCAGGCATTGAACGTCAAGCGCATGATCGGGGAGCGCACGAAGGACATCCCGAACCATGAGTTTGAACTGCTGTTGATGAAGCCAAACCCACTCCAAAGCCGTTTTGAGTTCTTCGCCGCGACTTATTCATACCTTTCATTGACTGGTAACTCCTATTGGTGGCTTAACCGCACCAAAGACAGTATGAAACCGTCGGAATTATGGATCATTCCGAGCTACAAAATCCAGCCCGTACCCGACGAGAAGATGTATATCAAGGGCTATTCATACGACCCAGGCACGGGAGCATCACCAATTCCGCTCCCGACCTGGCAGATTACCCACTTCAAATCATTCAATCCGCTGCATGAATATGTCGGAATGAGCGGATTACAGCCGCTAAACACCGTATCTCGCACCGATTTGAACGCCCAGCAATGGTCAAACCGCTATTATGGCGAGAATAACGCTCGCTTACCCGGCATTCTGGCCTTCAAGGACATGATCGGTGATCCGCAGTGGGAGAAAATAAAGCTCGATACACAGCAGGCAGCCAAGATGCGCTCGTTCCTGATGCTGCGCGGGGTAGGCGATAGCGTGGATTGGATACAGGCCGCCACTTCACAGAAAGACCAGCAGTACATCGAGCAAAGGGAGTTCACGAAGGAAGAAATATATTCGATCTATGCTCCTGGCTATGCCAGCATGATCGACGTGAACGCGACCGAGGCCAACAGCAAGGCCGGAAAGCAAACCTTCTTGGAATTCGCAATCTGGCCCAGGCTGGTAGCGGTATCGCAGAAGATCACGAAAGACATTATGCCGGTGTACGGGCGTAATATCGTGTGCGAATTCGAAGACCCGCGCCAAGTTGATCGTGCGATTGAGATGGAAGAGCAGAAGATTTACGCACTGACGCACACCATCGATGAGATCCGAGAAGAGTATTACGAGGATGGTAAAATTGGGGATGAGCGGGGATTGTTGCTGCCTGCTCAGATCGGAGCCGCAGCGATAGCGATGGAAGTTGCGACCGGGGAAGAACCGGAGCCAGTCCCGCAGCCGCTACAGCCCGCACAGGAAGAAGCACAGCCGGTCGAGCCTGAAGAACCCGCACAGGCTGAAGAAGTAGAGCAGGAAGAAGAGCCGGAGCCGAGGGAGCTAATGAAAGCGGATCTCGACCGCTGGCAACGCAAGGTGCTGAACGCCATCAAGAAAGGCAAATCGGCAGCCGTGAAATTCGAGAGCAAGAATATACCTCCGTCCCTGGGAGGGGCAATCGAGGGTGCGCTACTGAGTGTTGATACACCTGATAGAGCGAAGGCGATATTCACGAACGTATGGATCGGGTATCCGTGATGAGTTTGATACCAGAATCAGAGAAAGGGTAGATAATATTAGATATGGCAACCGTCCCGAACCGTGACGAGCTAGAGCGCAAATTCGCCAGGGCACTGGCGAGGTTATTCGCATCCATGAGCGGCGACCTGGTGGACGGGCTCGGAGATCCGCCGAATATCGCCAACCTGCCCGCGGAATTCTGGGAAGAATTCGGAGCCGGTTTGTCAGCCGAGATGTACCCTTTTTTACAGAGTACCTTTCTCGCCCAGGCGGGGGCGCTGATAGCGGAGACGAACCTGGGGGTGGACTGGACGCTGATAAACAAGGCGGCGGCTGATTGGGCGCGGCTGTATACCAATGCGCTTGTATCACAGCTGACGGATACGACCATCGAGGGAGTAGGGGAAGCAGTAGCCAGCTTCTTCGAAGATGCGCTGACACGGGGGGAGCTGGAGGACCTGCTGCTAGAATCGTTCGGACCAACGAGAGCGGAGCGAATCGCTGTAACAGAAATTACAAGAGCGGCAACTCAAGGTGAATTGGAAATTGCAAATGAATTGCGGTTATCTGGTATTGACATGGTTCCGATCTGGCAGACGAACGCAGACGATCTTGTCTGCGAGTTCTGCGGTCCAAAGCATGGGGAGCCGATCACGGATGACGTATACCCGCCTGAACATCCTCGGTGCTTACCTGGGAACTCTC